ACCTCACCTGTAGCCTCAAGACCAGTCTGAACCAGCGTTTGCTGGGTAGTGACAGTCTCGTCACCAACTTCAGAGGTGGCTTCTAAACCAGTGACAGAAACAATGGTGACTACGCCGGCAGTGACTGAACCAACTTCACCCGTTCCTTCCAAACCAGTTTCAGAAACATTAGCGGCGCCCGTTACGGTTACGGTTCCTTCACCTGATGTGGCCTCAAGACCGGTTTCTGGAACATTAGCTTCCGCATCAGGCGTTACACTGCCAACCGAACCGGTGGCTTCCAAGCCAGTCTCAGAAATTACTGCGGCGGCAGTGGTCGTCACACTGCCAACCGAACCAGTAGCTTCCAGACCGGTCTCAGAAACTATGGCATCGGCAGTGGTCGTTACACTACCAACCGAACCGGTGGCTTCTAGACCGGTTTCAGAAACTACTGCGGCGGCAGTAGTCGTTACACTACCAACCGAGCCGGTGGCTTCTAGACCGGTTTCAGAAACTACTGCGGCGGCGGCAACTGTTACGCTACCTGCCGAACCGGTAGCCTCTAGGCCAGTCTCAGCAACATTCGCAACGCCAGTTACGGTTACAGAACCTACACCTGATGTAGCCTCTAAACCGGTGACGCCTATGTTGTTATTGGTTACAAGAGTGACTGAGCCAACGGCAGAAGTGGCTTCTAGGCCAGTTTCTGGGACGTTAGCTTCTGCATCAATAGTTACGCTACCATCATTTGCGGTAGCCGAAACTCCAGACGCAACAACAGGTAAGGGGGAGTTCCACGCCCCTTCGGACCATGAACCCCGACCCCAACCTGTTATGTTAGCCATAGGAGACTCCTACAGCTTACGCAATGCGAATGATTGCGTTACTTGCGTCAGCCGTTGGGAACTGAATCGTAAAGTCACCTGCCGTGGAGGTTTTATCCCCGCCAAAAGCAAGAACGATTACTGCATCAGTTGTACCTGACCCGCCACCACTGGTGGTGTTGTAGATCAACGCACCGTTTGCAGTGACAGTAGCGGTGCTAAATGTCAGATTTGCAAAATCGGTAAGCGCCGTGGTGCCGCTTGTGGTCGGCGTGACATTAGTCAATGTACCGCCACCTGCGCTATAGCCAGTGCCAGACGCCTCATTTGAGGTAGAGTAGTCTGTTGTAGCTGCACCAAGAGATGCAGAACTGGTAAACAGAGCAAGTTTGAACGTATGACCGCTCGAGTTGGTAAAATTGTGCTTACCTTGAAGCAGTTCCTGCTTGAAGGATGTGCACATCGCTTGTGAAATAGCCATTTAAAGCCTCCTTATTGCTTCAGCTAACTGCGGATGACCTGCATCCCTCAACGCATTATACACGGTTGTTCTATCACTACGAATAGCCTCCCGCATATAAAAAGCCACAACGGTTTCCATGTGCTTTTGAAACGCTCTGGCTTGATCTCGGATACCTGGATGAGCGGTATCCGAAACTGAAATTAATTGTTTTACACACCGTTCAGCAACCTCTTCAGGAGTCCAACCACGGTATTCCGTAGTATGAACCGATACGACTGGAGTTTCTGGAACGTCTACATCTAGCTTAAACATTAGGTTTTCTCTCTAATTATCAGACCTTCTCGGTAGGCATCCGTTGTCTCCAAAGCCTCACCGAAGTTTTTCAGGCGAATCAACGCCTGTTGAAACTGTTGATTATAGTTTTGAAGAACGTCAGCCTCACCCTTCATGAAGGTGTAAGCCTCTATCAGGGAACCATACAACAGTGTCATAGGAGCGTTTGTGCTTAACCAAGTGCTGCCGCTACTGGATTGAGCGGTTAAACTGGCAGGACGGTAGGTGTAGTGCAGCTCCGCTGTGAACGCCGCATTGGGAGTAGGCGACAGCATGAAGTTGTTAATGTCAAAGAAAGCGTAATACTTTGGAACACCTGTAGCACCGGTGGGATTGTACTCCTGCAAGTAGTTGACATCCTTGTACAGAAGGAACTCTTTGCTACCACTGTTTGTGATGGACAACGAATACGGCGCTAGAAAATCGCTAGGGCAAGTAAGAAACTGATTGGAGGATGTGGTTGTGCCTGTCTGATTCTTGCGGAAGAACGTCAACGCCACGCTCTTCAAGATGCGCTCTTCAGCCTCAACAATGAAAGTGTCTAGGTTGTTTACAAACGTAGTCTCTTGATTCTCACAGTAGTCTTGAATCGTTTGTTTTAATTCGCTGAATGTAAATGCCATTTAAACCACCACTGTGACGAATCCTACGCCGCCAATCATTTGCGCCTTATCCACTGGCGGAAAGACGTTATTGCCAACCGGAACGAATACATGGCCCTTTCCTGTATCAGGTCTAGGGTCGCGAAGAGCTTGTGGATCAACGACTCTACGTCTCGGATCAAGTTGCGGATGTTTCTCTTCAAATTCATCAGAACCTACCTTCAAGCCATTCCATTCTACCCGCATGTCACGAAGACGATAACGAAACCCAGACCGATCTGAGATTCCATATGCGTCTTTGCCTGAAGCATAGTTGCCCATTACACCCTCAGATACTGGATGTCAGGCTGTAGCTTCAAAGACACTCGATCCTCGTCCTCGTCAGCGGCTCGTTGAAACTCCTCTTCATAAACATTCTTCAAAAGTTGGATACGCTCTGGCGCCTTTTTCAGAGCGATGTAATACGCCATGCCGGCAACCGCACAAGGCAAGAACCGGAAGGGCAACTCAACATTGTTCGTCAGTGCATCAGCATCTTCTATACGCCGTATGAAGTAATATACAATCTGATCCGTACTATTTTCCGGTGTCGGCCAAAGCGTGATCTGTGGCGTGATCTGCCGATTAAAGAAAAACTGAGACGGGCGACCCTGTGTCGTTTTGTTAGGGATCGACAAGTAATCGCCACGACTCAGTCGAGTCAGATCAAAGTCTGTGTTGCTGCGCCGCAGAACAACTTCAAGAAGATCCACAACATCTGCGCCTAGAGTTTCTGTCGCTTGATTGTTTGTAAGCGTTATCGTTGCTTGTCTGACCGTCCAAAGGTTAACCCCTCTGTTCGCCCAATCTGCAAACATCAGATTCATAGAGCGACGGGCTGTTCGCGCATCATAACCAGTGCGAACTTCTAATCCACAACGCTCATACGCCTCTTCTATGATGTCTGAAACATCAAGATCGAAATCTCTAGAGTTAGATGTTGCCATGTCAGCTTATCTCTTCGACTTGACCCGTCCGCCACCACGGAAGCCGGCCTTTTTCTTTTTAGCAACCATGCCGCCGCCACGAAGCATTACCTTCTTGCGAACAGAGCCGCCGCCTCTCATCATCTTCTTGCCGTTCTTCATTCTCTTCATTGCACCTGGCATTTCAATCTCCTGTAATAGTCCTGCCGCTGCTGATATAAAGAAGAACCGTTATAATAATCTTCACAAGTATTATAGTAGCCCTTCTCTCTCAACTGATCCGAAGCCTCTTGCAACTTACTTAACCGTTGCAGAAAGATCATCGCATAAGGCTCCTCATCAGTCATTTCTATCTCATCGTCCAAAAGATCATTGTCTTCTGCCTCTGGATGAAACCCCATCAAAAACATGTCTTTAGTAGCAAACACACCCTCTGCAATATCTTTGTTCATATCATCTAGAAAAGCATACATATCATCTAATTCTGGGTAACAATGATCCACCAATATGATCACTTCCTTTGAGTCATCCCAGTCTTCTATAGCCAAATACAAGCTGTCCCACTCGTCTGTCTCTTTGAACAAAAACCCCACTTTGTCTTCAGCCCAAGCTCTACGCGCAAAAGGACAGGCTGGCAGGCCGTTGTAGTTTTCGTTTGTCTTCTCAAGCACAGAAGAAGACCACCGCTTCAACTCTTCAACAACATCCTCTCTCATGATTGATGCACCGCACCTTTTGTGCGCTTTCGTTTCCTCGGCAACACAACACCACAACCTCGCGCAACAGCCGTGCCTTTGACTTTCTTGCCTCTGAACTTTCTCTTAGAACGAGGTTGAGGAACATTCATCATAGCTTCTTCG